ATGCTCACAAAGAAAGCGACGGTGCAAAAAAAGCAGGTGTGGCCGCGTGTCGTCACGGTCGGTAATTCCAGCGTCAAGATCTACCAAACGACGCACCCTCGAACGAAGAGTGGTTTTGTCTATGTCATCGCGTGGCGCACACCGGAGGGCCGAAAACGCAAGGGTTTCACTTCCGAAGAGAAGGCTATTTCCGAAGCGCGGGTCATCGCCGAGCAGCTCAACAGCGGTTTCGCCCAATCCGCAGGGATGACGGCCCCTGAGCGCGAGGAGTGGGTAATGGCGCGAGCAATCGCTCGCGAAAAGAGCCTGCCGCTTATCTCTGCGGTGCGGGAGTGGCAGAGTGCTTTTGAGCTTACCGGTGGCCGTATTCTCGATGCTGCCAAGGCGTGGTCTCAAAAGCACGGCGGGCCGCAGGTGGCGATCACGGTTGATGAGGCCGTTTCGCTTTACATTGCTGCGCAGCGTGAGCGGGGCGTTAAAACGCATCTTGGGGCAGAGCGCACGTTGCGCACCGGACATGACACGCCAGAGCAGCCGAGTTTCCGCTCGCGCTTTGGCAAGCTGATGCTTTCGGAAGTCTCAACTGACGCGCTTTCGAAGTGGCTGGAGGGGTTTGCGCATCCGGTGACTCGCAACACGCGTCGTAAGCACATCGTTGCGCTTTGGCGGTGGTGTCGACGGCGGGGGCACTTACCCGTTGATGCCACGACGGTTGCGGAGCGCACGGACACTGCACAGGAGGGCTCGCGGCAGATTGGCGTCATCAGTGCCGAGGCGTTGCGATCTGCGTTTGAGTTCATCGCTGCTGAGCATCCTCATTATATCCCCACGCTCACTCTCACTGCGTTTTGCGGGATGCGTAGTTTCGAGGTGCATGGGCAGCGGTGGGAAGACTTCGACTTTGAGCGCAAGTTCCTGCGTGTGACGACCGCAAAGCCCAACACGCCCGCCCGCCGCCAAGTGCCGCTTTGCGAGACGGCCCTCGCGTGGCTTACCCCGCACAGCAAAACGGAAGGGCCGATCTGCCCAAACCTCGGCATCTACCAGATTCGCAAAATCTGCCGCAAGGCAGGCATTACCCTCGCCGAAAACGGGTTTCGGCACACGTGGATTTCTGCCCGCGTGGAGTTGACCGGCGACATCCCGCGCACCGCGCTCGAAGCGGGCACCAGTGTTGCGAAAATCCACCAGCACTACCGCGAACTGCTCCGCCCCGAGGAGGCGGCGGCGTGGTTTGCAGTCACGCCACAGAGTGTATCGGCATAACCGATACAGGCCTACGCCTCACTTTTTTTAAAAAAAGTGGAGAAAAGGGCTTAACCACCCGCTTAAGCATACGCACAATTTCTCATGTCTGCGAGCCCTACGGCCCGCAGACCGGACACCGCCCCGCCCTCGGGGACTTCGAAAAACGAAAGAACACTACAATGAGCCGCGAATTTTACGACCGCCTCTACGAACTGGCCGACATGCACCACTTCGACAAGGAGCGCGGCGAGTGGATTGACCTCGAAACTGGGCTGCCGGTTTTCCCGAAAGATGCGCCGAAGGTGAAGCCACTTCGCAAGACGCTCGGCGCGAAAGCCTAAGAGGCCCGCCAAAAGGCAAAGTTCCTCGGCGGCGTGGCACTCACCGGCTCGATTAAGCAGAAGAACTGGGCGGAGAAAATCCGCGCCGCGAGGCGGTGGCGGCTACGCGAAGAACCTCGCGGCGGTGACTGACCTGCTCGGCTCCTTCGAGATTGAGAGCGTCCTAGACCCATTCTGCGGCCCCGGCACCACGCTGCTTGCCGCCGCCGACTTAGAATTGCGAGCTGTCGGCATCGAGATTGACCGCGAGCAATACACCTCGGCAAAGCGGGCCCTCATGTTCGCAATGCCTCCCTCGCCGAGCCTCTTTGGCGTCATCGACGGGGAAGCTACCGAGCCCTACCACCCGAACTTGTGGGAGATCTAGTGCGTCTACAGACGCACCTCGCACTTCAGTTCGAGCACCTTGCCCGCTTGAGTCCAAACGGCGAAGCCGCACTTGCCATTTTTGCCGATGCGCCCGTCGGTTTGTTCGCGCATAATCATGAGTGAGTATGGTATGTCCGTGCCATCCTCAAACACACCCTCGCGCTGCCTATTGCTGCCTGTTTCGGCGTTGGCGAGGGCGGGGGAAAGCCGCGCCCACTTAGGGCATGCCCAAGCCCTTCCCACCGCCCACCGAGCGCGAACTGCGCTACACCCACGAGCCGATTGTTTTCCGCGAGTCGCCCGATGAGGATGACGACGACAAAAAGAAGGACGAGCAAAGCGAGGAGAAGTCCTCGAAGACTGCTGCGCCGCTCGTGCGCGGTTACGCGGCCCTCTTTAACACCAAGAGTAGCGACCTTGGCGGCTTCATCGAGCGGATAGACCCGCACGCCTTCGACGAGGTCGATTTGGAAGACGGCGTCGTCGCCCTCTTTAACCACGACCCCTCGCTGATTCTCGCTAGGAGCGGGGGCGCAAACGCCACGCTGCGCCTCGGCACCGACGAGCGCGGGCTCTGGTATGAATTTACCCCGCCGAACTCGCCCAACGGCCAAAACCTCGCCGAGGCCCTGCGCCGTGGCGACATTACCCAAAGCTCCTTCGGCTTCTCAATCGCCCGTGACGAGGGTGAGGAGTGGGACTGGGTAGAGGACGAGGAAGGCCGCGAGCACGCCTTTCGCACGATTAAGAAAGTCGCCCGCCTCTACGACGTCTCGCCCGTCACGTATCCGGCCTACCCCGACACCAGTGTCGCCGCACGCAGCCTCGAAGCCGTGCGCAAGACCAAGGCCGCCGACATCCCCGCCAACCTCCCCCCTTTGTCAGCAGCGCAGAGAGCGCGGCTGCGTCTGCAAACCCAGTAATCACCCGAAACCACATCTGTTATGAATAAGCTCAAACAACTCACCGAGAAACAAGCCGAGCTCTTGGCTCAGACCGAGAAGCTCGACGCCACCAAGCCTGAGGAACGCGCCAAGCTCGACGGCCTCATTGCCGAAATCAAAGAGACCGACGCGGCGATTCAGACCGAGATCGAAATCCAAAACATGCGCAGCCGCGCCGCGCCCGACTTGTCGAAAAGCGAAGTGCGCGATAGAGACTCCTTCGATTTCGCCAAAATGCTGCGTCACCTAGACGCCCAAGCGCGCGGCTACGCCAGCAAGCTCGACGGCCCCGAAGCCGCAATCCTCGAAGAGGGCCAAGCACTCGCCCGAGCTAGCGGCTACTCGTCCACTGGCGTTGTTCTGCCTCAGTCGCTCGTGCGCCGAAACCTCACCGCCACCGGCCCACAGACCGCAGGCGGCCTCACAATCGCCACCGAGAAGCGCGGGCTCCTTGATGATTATTACGAGCAATCGGTCATGCGCCAAGCCGGAGCGACCATCCTCGAAGGGCTCACCAGCAATATCGACCTGCCGCGCCTAGTCGCAGGCACTACGCTGCCCACCGGGAAGGACGAGAACGCCAAGGCCGACCAGATCGAGCCTTCGTTCACCATGCTCCAGATGCGCCCCAATCGCCTCGCCGCCTACATCGACATCTCCGAGCAACTGTTAAACCAGTCGCCCACGGTCGTCGAGGCGGTGCTACGCAGCTATATCACTACCCAGCTCTTAATCGTCTCCGAGCGGGCCTTCTTCCACGGCGCCGGCACCAAGGAGGCGACCGGCATCCTCGCCACTAGCGGCATTGCCTCGGTCGCCGCTGGCTCTGCGAAGCCTACACTCAAAACCCTCGTGGACTTGGAGACTGCCATCGACACCCAGAATGCCCTCCAAGGCCGCCTCCACTACGTGACCAACGGGGCCGTGCGCGGCATCTTAAAACAGACCCCGCTAGTCACCGCGACCGACTCGCGCCGCTTGCTTGAGGGTAATGGCGATAGCCTCAACGGCTACCAGCCCCTCTTTAGTAACGCCATCCGCCGCGACCTTGGTAGCTCGGGCAAGGAAAGTGCGCTCATCTTTGGCAACTTCGCCGAGTATGTGTGCAGCTTCTGGAGTGGCATGAGCCTAGAGCTCGTGCGCGATAAGTATAACGCACAGCACGGGCTCTTCACCCTTGTCGCTAGCCTCTACTACGACGGCGGCGTGCGCCGCCCCAAGGCATTCGCCGCCTGCACCGACCTGCTCACCGCCTGAGGGCTCTAAGAGCCCCTTTATTGGGCGTGCGCCTCGTTGGGCGCACGTCCGTTAACTGCCCAACCCACTCCCGCCATGAGCTCTGAAGACAAAATCACCATCATCCCGCGTAGCGACATCCTGATCGCGGGCAAACACGCCGCTGCGGGCGAGCCCGTAGAGGTCGACGCGCGCACCGCTACCGACCTGCTCCAAGGCGGCTTCGCCGAGAGGCATGCTGCCTCTGCCACCGCTGCGGGCGGCTCGCTGGCCGCCCGTCCTCCGGCTTCTCCCGCCGGTCAAGAAACCGCCGCGAACCCGCTCGCCGGTCAACAGACTGCAACGGCTGCATCTAAGCCGAAGCCCCCGAAGCGCACCGCGCCCAAAGCCCCATGATATTAGAGCTACTCGAAGCTCCCGTTGAGGAGCCCATTTCGCTGGAAGAAGCCCTCGCGCACCTACGGCTCGGCACCGCCGAGGACGCGGTGCAAGTGCAGGGCTTAATCCGCGCCGCCCGCGAGCAAATCGAGGCCCGCACAGGAGTAACCCTGTGCAAGACCAAGTGGCGCGCCTATTTCAATTATTGGCCACTGCTGCGCTACACCGCGCTTCCCAAGCCACCGCTCCTGTCTGTCCACTCAATCCGCTACCTGCGTGCCACGCACACAGGCACGATTTACGACTCAAGCTACTACCCGCTCGCAAACGAGTTTTGGAGCGTGGAGCCTGTGGGGCCCAATGCCACGCGGCTTCTGCGCTGCGAGGCGCACGAGCGGCTGCCTAAGCTCATGCAAATCGAAAAGGCCGTGCGCATCGACTTCTATTCCGGAGCCGAGAGTCCCGCACACATCCCGCAGGGCCTACGCATCGCCATGCTCATGCTCCTGCGCGACCTCTACGACCAAGTGACTGAGCCCAATTCCGCGCTCGAAAGCCTCATCCTCCAATACCGACACAGTGGCTTTATTGGGTAACTCTCAAAATGGTATCCACCGGCTCAATCCCCCTGCCGCACGCCGCCTTTTTCATCGGCGACACCGTGCCCTTCTCCCTGCAAATAGAGACTGACGAGCAGGGGCAGCCGTGGACGGCCCAGCACTGGAAGGGGGCGTATGTGTATTGCGACATCGAGCCCCCAGTCTTGCCCCACGGTCACAAGCCCTTCCCCAAGCGCATCACCCTCAATTTCTACAGCGGGGCTTACGCGCCCCAAGAGGCCATCGCCACAACCGACACCGGCGGAGCCTATTGGCTCTTCGAGTCCACACCCGATACCCCCGCCGGAATCTACCGCTACATCGTGCGGCTAAAATTCGCCATCGGCGGTAACGGTGCCCACCGCATGCACACGCTCGCACGCGGCACCTTTTCGCTCTCCAAACGGCCCTAGAAACACCTCGTTATGAAAACCAAATACTTAAAAGAAGCCACGATCAAAGCCGAGTTTGGCGGGGGCACTTGGACTGCCCCGACCACCTACTACTTCGGGTTTCTAAAGCAACTACCCACCTACTACGACCCGCCTGATAAACTCCCTGACGAAGTCACTGGCGAGGGCTACACCCGCGTGGCCGTGCCCAATGACGAGGCTCACTGGGAGACTAAAGCCACCGGCAGCAGCTACTCTGTTCAGTTTCAGTCTCGCAACGTGCAGACCATCCAGTGGCCCGCCCCGCTGGGTAACGGCTGGGGAGCCTTCAGTGGGGTAGGCATCTACGATGCGCCCACGGGGGGTAACCTGCTCTACTATTCAGGTAATGGCTACGGCTACGCTTACCCACTCGTCGCGGGCATCATCCCGCTAATTGCCCCGGGCACCTTCGTTATCTCCAGCTCATAATGATCGCGGCCACGCTCCAAGTCGGCTCCCACGCTCGCGCCCATGTCTCCCTCGGCGCGGCGCAGCCGATTGCCCGCATCGGTTGGGCGGAGGGCTCCGTCAGGCAGGACACCCAAGACCTCAAAGACTACGTGCGCTTCTCCCCCCTAATCGCCCCGCTCGACATGCAGGCAGCGTATAATCGGCTACAAGGCGTGCCGCAACTCTTCGAGCGCATGCTCTTTTTTCCCACTAGCCAATTCGCAGGCAGCAGCCCGCGGCTGCATCCCGTTCACTCGCGCGTATCGATGGGCACCAGCCTTGAGTTTAAACTCAGCGCATTCGAGACCCTGCCGCCGACCCGCATCGTCGAGCGCGATCCCTACAGCTCCCAAGTATATCGCTTCTTCCGCAAAGCTGCGCTCGACGGCAAAGTCCTCTTCGAGGCGTCCCCCGCCGAGGACGACGCCTAAGCCTTTCTCCATGCCCCTGATTAATTACTCGCCCCTACGCTGCGCCCGCAGCTCGGCCATGAGCGCGTCGAACTTTGCGTCGAGCTTGTCTTGCCGCAAGAGCAGTGCATCGAAGCGAGAGTCTATCTTCTCATCGAGCCTATCGATACGCGCCTCTAGCTTGTCGATGCGGGTATTGAGGCTAGCGACACTCTGCTCCAGCTTCGCGTCGAGCTTGGCCACACTGGCATCTATCTTCCCATCAAGCCGGTCGATACGCGCGGTATTGGCTATGAACATGGCCGCAAACGCCGCAAAGAGCGCGATCCCTGCACCGGCTCCCCACTTAATGATATCGCTTCGTAAGTCGCTTATATCTGCCTTTTTGGCGAGGTTAGGTGTGAGTGTATCCCACTGCGCTTCGAGCACCGAAACCCGCTCTTCGGTAGGCAGGGAGCGCACGGCGGCGCGCTCGCTCTTGCGTGCATGGGAGGCGGCTTGGGGCAGTGTCGCAGCGTGGGGGGCCATAGCGCGATACTCCCCGCCGCTTCCTGTGCCTGCAACCCTTTTTGCCGCCCCCTAATTCCCATGCCCACCGATGCACCCGATACACCACACGCACCCATTTTGCCCAAGGGTGGGACATTCAATGTCCTACCATCAGTTGGACAACTCCTCTTTGGAGACGAGCCGACAACGGCGGCTCGCCAACTTGGCAGCGGACACTGTCCGCGACCCACGGCTGAGGCTGCTCCTGCTCTTGGCGGTTTTCCTCGTTGGTTTCGTGAGTTTGCCGGTGGACGTGGGAGCCGTGCCCCGACCGTGCTCGTCGCCCCCGAGAGCGAGGCGGCGAGGGCAAAGGAAAGTGCGATCAGTGCGCACCTCGCCCAAGCCATTGACGACAACGCCCAAGCCCCCGAGTCACTGCCCAAACAAGCGGTGGCCGCACACCTAAACGCCGCTTCCCATGCCCTACCAAGCCCCACGCCAGAAGATTTTACGAAAGCCGCCGCGCTCTCCGAAGCGGTCTATAGTGGCGATGCGGCCCGAGCGCAGACTGCGAGCGTGGAAGCGCGTGCGCGTATCGCGAAGCTCACTACAGAGCACGCCCGCGAGCGCGAAGCACGCGCCCTCGAGCTCCAGCGCACCATCAGCAACTTTAACGCCGAGCTAAAGGCCGCGCAACACGAGGCCGACCGCCAAGCCCAGCTTCGCATCACTCAACTCTTCGCGCTCCTCGGCGCAGTCGTTTCCGGGCTAGGCCTAGTCAGTGCCGTCACCGGCTGGAGCCGTGTAGGGCTTTCCCTGATACCGGCAGGAGTCGCCCTCGGCGGCTCGGGGCTGCTCTGGGGGAAACCGTGGTTCCTCTACACCGTCGGCGGCTCGCTCGCCCTGTGCTGCGTCGCCGTCGGCATTTTATGGGCGGTGCAAGTGTCTCGCTCGAAAAAACAAGTCCTATGAAAGACTCCGCCCAATCCTTCCTCTCCTCATTTAAAGCGCACCCGATCACCACGGGGCTAATCGGCTCAATCTCGGGCTGGTTCTCCTTCGATCTGCTCCGCGCCAGCCAGATTTTCGCGGGCGTCACAGCGGGGCTTCTCTCGCTGACGACGCTCTTCATCACAATCCCCAAAGCCTATCAATACGCGCGCTGGTGGCGCGTGTGCCTGCGCCGACTGCGCAAGAAAGGCCGCCTCAAACTATGATTAAAATCTATATTGATATTGATAGCTGGGTATCCTTCGGCATGGGCGCACTATGCCTAGTTATCCTCCTGTATATTATGGACAGCTTTGTTAGTTGGAAGTATAAGCTTAATCGGTGGTTGAGAGAGCGCAAAGCCGCCCTCGAAGCCAAATTAAAGGAGGATGCGCGGCAGGAGCCATGACCTACGCGGCCTTTAACTCGCGCGGCCTATTTTTGCTGCCCTTGGGCCGCCCCGCCTTCTGCGCATTGCGCCGCACGGCGGCGAGCTTGGCGGGACTGCGCGACTTACCGCCAAGCCGACCGAGAGCCGCCGCTGCAAGCGATACCCCCTTCACCGGCGGCGGGATCGGATTTCCTACGCGTAGGTTTGACTCGATTGATAGCTCCAGAATCTCGCGACACATCGCCGCCGCCTCGGCGGGTGTTTGCCCATCGCCTTGGACGTGTTCCCAGCCAATCACCTCGGCGAGGAAGGCACCGCCCGAGTTGAGTGCCTCGGGATCGTAGTAAGTGCGAAACTCGTAGTCGTTTAAGTTAATAGCCATGATTGATAAGTTCCTTTTTGAATTGCCGGACTTGGTAAGGCTTCGCCTTTCCGTTCTCTGGCTGCAGGTGCATCGACTCCCAGCCGTCTTGCTCGTAAGTGTCGTGACTGCCCTTCGTGCGCGAGTAGGCGTAGCCCACGCCTTTAACCGCGCCCTCGAAATCTGCAAAGTCGAGGTTTTGGAAGCGCGTTTCGGCGAGGATCTTTGCGACGGTCTTTTTCCAACGGGCCATGCGTCAGTAGAAAATCGAACCGCTTCTATTTAGCAAGAATAAAAATCGAATCGCTTTAAAAAAAAATGACTAAGCCCCCGCCGATTATCCCCGACCAGATTGCGCAGTATCACCCGCCTCTTGAGCCTGCCCAAGTCACGCGCGGGCCGACAGGCTCGCCCGTGCGCAAGTTCGCCCCGCCGGTGCAAATCTGGGTGGGCGAGCTTACCGGCTTTACCTCAATGAGTGAGAGCACCACCGGCGGCGCACACCGCGCCCAGTTTACCTCGCGCTTCATCACCCGCTACCGGCCCGACTTCCTACCGAACGGTCGGCTGGAAGTTGGCGGGCGGCGATACGAACTCACCGGCATCACCCCCGCGCCAAACACCGCGCGGCGCACGTATCTGCACCTGCATGCGCTGGCTGTCCGATAAGCCGACGACGAGTGCCCAACGAGGCACTCGCCATAATGGCAGAGGCCACCGGCCTCACGCGGACACAAGCTCACGGACTTTGCGCGGACGGCCCGCCTTTTGCGCATTGCGCCGCTGTGCGGCCAGCTTGGCCGGACTGCGAGACTTACCCCCCAAGCGGCCTAGGGCAGCGGCGGCCAAAGAGACTCCCTTCACCGGCGGGGGGATAGGCTTTCCGTCCTCAAGGGCATACCTGACGCTAATTTCCAAGACCTCGCGGCACATCATCGCCGCCTCAGCGGGGGTTTGTCCGTCGCCTTTTACTGCCTCCCAACCGATCACTTCGGCGATAAAGCAGCCCTCATCGCTGGAAAGTCCGTGGGGGTCATAATAAGTGCGAAACTCGTAGTCGTAGAGGTTAATAGCCATGATTAATAAGCTCCTTCTTAAATTGGCGCACCTGATATTCCTTGGCCTTACCGTTCTTGGGCTGTAGGTGCATTTGCTCCCAACCGTCTTGCTCGTAGGTTTTGTGGCTGCCTGCTTGTCCTCTGAGGGCATAGCCCACGCCCTTTAGTGCCCCCTCAAAATCCGAAAAATCGAGATTGTCGTAGTGGTGTGCACTGAGGATCTTCGCGACAGTCTTTTTCCAGCGGGCCATGTGTTGAGATGAAATAGAACCGCTTCTATTTTATCAAGCCTCAATTCCACTTTTTTCTAAAAAAAACACCCACGCTCGCCCATGAACGCCAAAACCCGCCTTGCCCTGATTACTCGGCTTTCCCAGCACCCGCTTTTAGGTGCTGACGACGTCTCGCTGTGGTTTGGCCACGCGCCCGATGAAGCTGCGCCGCCCGTGGTGCTTCTCACACTCGGGCAAGACAAGCGGCTACTCAGCCACTCCGGCCCTGTCGGCCTCGCCGAGGCAGACCTCTCTGTAGACGTGTGGGCCGCAGACGATGAGACCGCGATTGCCCTACGCGAGGCGGCGATTTCACAACTCCACGGCTTCTCGGGCGAGGTGTTAGGCGGCGCGGATACGGCGACGATTACTCACTGCATTCACGAGGGTTCGAGCGAGGACTACGACGCGGCGAGTAACCTCGCGCACGCCGGAGCCGATTTCTCGCTCGGCTACAAAACGATTTAACCTCGGCGTGCCCTATCTGCCTCGTGAGCCCTTGCGCGTTTCTCGACGACGCCGGGCCCTGCGAGTTTAAGGAGCGCGGCTTCGAGCCGTTGCACCGCTCCCGCATCGGCCCCGCGTGCGTCGATTTGATAGACGTTTTGCGGGCCTCGGTCGCCACCGGTGGCGGTATCGCCCGCGAGGGCTGCGGCGGTCTTGTTTGCGTCGATGATTGTGCCGCTTGCTGGCGGGACGAATAGCTCGGGGCCACGCTCGCCGACGAGGTAGGGCGAGCGGCCCTTTACTGGCCCGCCACTGGCGCGACCAGGAATGGAGGGCAGGCCCATGCCTTGGCCGATGCCAGAAAATATCCCACCGGCTGCGCCACCACCGGCCCCGCCAAACATGTTGCCGATTCCGGTTAAGAGCGGCTTCAAGACGAGGGCTTTGAGCATGGCTTGGATGACTTCGTTGATAATCGACTGGCCGAGCTTCTTCATGTCGGCGGTGCCGGTCTCCACGAAGTCTTTGAGGGTATTGCTAAGCTGGCCCTCAATCGTCGCATCGAGCCCTTCAAAGGCGTCCAAGAGGTTCTTGGTCTGCTTGCTTAGTGCTTCGTAAGCGGCGGCGTTTTGCTCGGCGGAGAGGAGTTCGCCCGCCTCTCGGAGCTTCTCGTTCACTTGGTCTTGAGCGCGCGCCCACTCTTCGGCCCCGAGCATGCCAGTCTCATAGAGTTGCTGGGCAGTGTTGCGGAAGTCCTCGGTTTGCTGGCGCAGTTGCTCGGAGGGCGCGAGCTTGTCCCAGTCGAATTGGTCGAGGGTCTTGCGCATGCCCTCAGCCAAGGCGCGCTGCGCTTGCCAACGCGCTTCGGCGGCCTTTTCGTCCTCCTCCTCTAGTTTGATGCGGATGCCCGCTCGGATTTTCTCGAAGGCAGCTTCCTCTTTGAGGAGAGCTGCGTGGGTCTGCTGCTGCTTTGCGATTTTAATAGTCTTCTGCGCCTCGGCAGCAGCCTCGGCAACGACTACCGCATGCTCGCCTGCCCGCTTTGTGGCCTCAGCCAGATCCGCTTCGAGCTTCTCCATGTCTTGGAGAATGGGCCGCCAAGCGTTTGTCATCGAGCCGCCGCTCGCCATCGTGCTAATGAGGGCCATGTCTTTTGAGGCGATGAGCTTGCTTGCTGCCGCCCGCTCTTGTGCCGCCGCAACCCACACACGGGCCGCCTCTAGGCTTTTTTGTGCGCCCTCAAGGTCGCCTTCGGCCAGTTTCTGCGCGGCCTCCACGCGGTAGGCTTCGCTCGTGGCCCAGTTGTCTAAGCCAAACTTTGCCTCGGAGACTTGGGCACTGGTCTTCACGACCTCGGCGATTGTCTCGCTAAGTTTAATTACCCCTCCGATAGCCTCGGCGACCGAGACCTTTATCCAATAGCCAAAATCTTTAAACGCTTGGGTAACGCGGTCGAGGTTCTTGATAGCCTCCTCGCTGAGCACATGCCCGCTGTTTTCGGCTTTTCGGGAGAGTTCGTCAAAGCCCTCGGTGCCGAGTTTTTTGAGCGACTCCATGAGCTTGGGCCCCGCATCTTGGCCGACTAGGGCCATGACTTCGGCCAGCGCGGCGTGCTTGTCTTTGGCAGCGTTCACGGCCAGCCCCAACCGCTCCATTTGTCGCTCGGGGGCGAGGGCCTTTAGGCGGTTGACGTCGATACCGAGGCGCGCGAAGCGTTCGGAGAGTCCCTTGTTTCCGTTTGCCGCCTCCTGAGTGCTCTTGGTGAGCTTAAGGACGGCCTTGTTCATGTCCTCCATCGACGAGCCGCTTTGCTCGGCCACGCGGCCCAGCACTTGCATTTGAGTCGTGCCCATGCCCGCGCGCTCCGCCATGTCTTTAATCTCGCCTGCTAGTTGAGCCGAGGATTTGGCGGCGGCGAGGGCCGCCTTGCCCACTCCATACAGGCCGGTGGCTGCCAGTGTAAGCAGGGGCTGGAAACGTTTGAGGCTTTTTTGCGCCTCCCTTAGCTTTGCGTTAAACGTCTCAATGCCTCGCGTGTCTGCGGTGGCGACGAGGTTGAGTTGCGGTTCGATTTTAGTTTTTGCCATGAGTGGGGAAAGGGCTTAAGTGGTCGCGTTATGATGAACTTCCTATTTTGGGCCGTGTTGGGAGTAGTGGGCGGCACAGTGCTTTTCTGGCTGGGCATGGGAGGGCTAATTCTCATCACCAAGCTCTTCCTCTAGCCCCTTCCTTGGGTGATTAGCCTCTTGGCCAGCGCGCGGGACTTGGCCTGTCCTTTCGCGAAAGCTTTCTCGACGCCCTTCGCGATTTCGGCGGTGAACTCTTCGCTAAACTTGGGCACGCGACCGTTTACCGCATCCGCGAAGAGCGGGTATCCGCGCACGCGGGCCTTCTTGGCGAAGCGGCCAAAGTTACCGCCGTGCTCCTTTAAGTGCGCATACTTGCTGGCCCTCGCCTTGCGCCTGTATTTCTTGCCGCGCCAGCCGGTCTGCTCGACGTCGACTAGCTCGGTCGCCGCACCGATGCCTACCCACGCGCGGCGCATCAATGTTTGCCCCATACGCCCTTTACTGCTGCGGCTTTGCACGGCCCTGGCTAGTGTGCCCGAGTCTTTGGGGGTTTTTCGCGCATTGGCCTTGGCCGCTTTGATGATGGGCCGCGAGGCAGCGTTGAGGGCTTTTTGCAAAAGCCCACGGCGAAACTGCCACTGCACCTCCATCAGCGCGTCGAGGGCGGGCTTTATGTCTCCTTCGATTCTCACAGTCTTCGACTGAGTTTATTGGCGAGTGCCTCGTTGGGGCTTTAGTGAGGGTTAACGCTCTTCGCGCAGGGGGGCTTGCCAGCGTGCGAGCAGTTCGACTTCGGAGAGTGGCGTCGTAGCAGCGTTTGTTTTTGGCAGGAAGTCTTCCTCGGTGATTGCGCGGCCATTGCGGTGCTTGAGCCCATGCAGGCGGCATTCCCACGCGAGGCGGCGGGCTTCCTTGCGCTGGTGGGCCTCGACGTGTGCGGCCCACTCAGCAGGGGTCATCGCCAGAAGCTCACGCTCTGGCAGCAAAAGCCCTAGCTCTAGCCTTGCGAAGGCGAGGTGTTCGTAGCGTTTTTTTTTGCCTCGGCGGTGCTCCCCGTGCCTTCGCTCAAGGCGGCGTGGAGCAGGTCGATGATGGCTTCGCTATCGAGCTTTTCCGCCGAGAGCGCACTGGCGAGTTCGTCGGGCGTATCGGCAGGCAGGGCCTTTCGGGCTTCCTTGGGAAGCATCGACCAGAGCAGGTCGATGCTGGCCTTAAATCCCTTGGGCCCGCCCAACTCATCGAAAGCGGACGCTTTGTCCGCTTCTTGGAGCCGGTAGATCGCACCGTAATCCCAGCGTAGGGGGTAGGATTGGCCGTTGAGGGTAAGAGTGGGTTGTGTAGTGCTCATTAGATTACGCGATTAAGAGGTGAGTCGGGCACCGGTGGGCTTGAGCGTAAGCTCCTCGACGTGCGCACTGGGGTTCTCCGCTGCGCTCATCACTACCGAGACCACATTGGCCATAAAGATGACGGCCTTATCGGCGGGCCACGAGGCGTGGTAGACCTTAAACTTCTTGCTTTGGCCGAGGGAGGCACGCACGAGGTTTTGCCCCGCGTCCGAGTAATCGACGAACCATGAGCCCGTGCATTCGCTCCAATCCATGATGCCCGTATTGAGCCACTCGCGGATGCCCCCGGGGGAGCCGTGGTGCGTCACGTCGATAGGGGCCTCCATGATTAAGGAGGGCGGGGTCAGCGTGCTAACCCCATCGACCGGCACCCAGTCGGTGCCGTCGTGAATGGAGAATTGGATGGAAGAGACGTTTTGCGCTTGGATAGCCATAGTGCCGCCCAAGCTGCGCGGCCCGCGCCTCCTCCGCGCCGCGCAATATAGGCAGCGTTAGGCAGCAAGGGGAGTGGCGCAGTCCGCGTTAGAAGCCCTTTGGTGACGAGAGCGGCCAACGACGCTCTCGCTAAATGAAGCAGCCTGCGGCTCTTGCTGCCTATTGCTGCCTGTTTAGGCGGTGGCGGGGGAGGTGTATTCGGCGGGAAGTGGGGCTGTGATGTTCGTCATCCACTCACCCGCAACCTCGACGCGCCGCCAGCGAGCGGCGCGCCAATAAAACCAGTCTGTGACTGTGCGTTTTCGCCCCGCCAGATTTCTCGCCTCCGTTTGCCAGTCGCTCCTGCCGCACGGGATAGTCCGTGCGTGGGAGCGGCGCAGTGGGCGCGGCTACCCTTTCGGCGGAGAGTCGGGCGGCCTGTTCTCGCTGTTTGCCCCACCGGTGAGCAGTGGGGCGGTCGTCACCCAGCAAACCGCCCTTGGGGTTCCGGCGGTGCTGGCGTGTGTGCGACTCTTCGCCGATATGCTCGGGCGGCTCCCACTGGAGCTTTATCAAGAGACTCCGCGCGGGCCGGAGAAAGCCTCTCGCCACGCCAGCCACGGCGTCGTAAACTGGCCGGGGGACTGGCACACCGCCTTTGAACTGCGGCACCTAGTCATGATGAATGTGGGGCTCGGCGGTAATGGCTACATGCGTGCGCACCGCGCGAGCCGTGGCGGCCCAGTCGCCGAGCTTGAGTGGCTGCCACCCTACACCGTCGCAGCCGAGAAGTTACAGGAAAACCGCTTCGTCACCTACCGCGTCGAGCGCGAGCGCGAGGTATTCACCCGCCAAAACATCGTCCACATCCGCTCGCTGTCTACCGACGGCGTCCTCGGGCTTTCGCCCGTCACGCTCCTGCGCGAGAGCATCGGCACCAGCATTACGCAGCGCGACAAGGCCGCCCGCATCCTCAGTAATGGCGAGAATTTCAAAGGGGTGCTCGAAGCCAGTGCTGCGCTCAACCCGCAGAAGCTGGAGGTAATTCGTAAGGAGTGGGAGCGGTTCCACGCTAGCGCGGATAACACCGGTCGCGTGCCCATCCTCGGCGCGGGCGTCACCTTTAAAGCTGTCAGCGGCATGAGTGCTGCCGACTCGCAGTTTTTAGAAAGCCGCCGCTTCGAGATTCAAGAGATCGCGCGCGCCTACGGCATCCCCGCGTTTCTGATTGGCGACACCACGGCAAACACCTCTTGGGGAAGCGGCATCGAGCAGCAAAACCTAGGCTTCCTCGACTACGCGCTAGAGCCGTGGTTGGTGAATTTCGAGCAAGCGTTAAACTACACACTGCTGACCCGCGCCGAGCACGCGGCGGGCTTTTCGTTCCGCTTCGACCGCGAGTATCTGGAGCGCGGGCGGCTGCCCGCCGCCACCGCCTTCGTCACAGCCATGCGTAATGCGGGGGTATTCTCGCCCAATGAAGCCCGCCAGTGGCTCGGCTACCCACTCTCCGACGCCGAGGGCATGGATAACTACCAGATGCCGCTCAACTCGGCGGCGTCCGGCAAAGCCGGTGCCGACCTCGCAGCGCCCAAAGCGCAATAAAAAGGGCAAACCTCCTCATGGCAGTTGACCTTCCCAGTGACTTACCGATTTCGGCGATTGAGCTGCGACCGCAGACGGTCGTCGGCGTCTCGCGCTCACCCTTTACCGGCCACTCGCAAATCTACCGCTGGCCCGGCCAATGGTGGGAGGCCCGCGTCACGCTACCTCCGATGCACTGGGAACAGGCCAAGGGCTGGCAAGCGTTTCTCACCTCAATGAACGGGCCGGAGGTGGCGTTTAACCTGCCGCTCTATCACACCTACCGCAATACCGGCATTACGGGTGGCGCAGCCCACGGCTGGCGAATGGGCGCGGGCTCGACAATCGGCTCTGCCTGGCTGCCCGTCGAGAGCCTCGGTGGCACGGGGGCTCCGCACGTCGGCGACTTCCTCTATATCGCTACGGGCATCGGGGCGGTGCTCCACCAAGTCGTCAACACAGTCACGACCGATGCAAACGGCAATGCCACCGGCATGAACCTATGGCCCAGACTGCGAGCTGGTGCCCCCGGCCACAACTTAGCCTTCGTCGCCATAGGTGCCTTTCGGCTGCGCGAGGTGCCCACTTTCGCAATGGACGCGGGCCGCATCACCGAGGGGCTTACCCTAGACTTAATCGAAGCAGTTATTTAAAAACGCCGTGCGTGACCTACCCGCCAACTTCGCCGCGCAGCTCGACGCCCAAGTCGTCGCGCCCGCGTTTTTCCTGCATCTGGACTGGCCGCAATCTCCCGTGTATTGGGTCACGGCCTACGGCGCGATTAATTGGGACGGCAAGACGTGGCAGCCCACTGGCGAATTTATGCAGATCGCCCAAATCGGCGAATCGAATGACGCCCGCGCCAACGGCGTGCAACTGAGCCTCTCGGGCATCCCGAGCCAAGTGCTCGCATCGATTTTTCGCAACGACTTCCAAGGCAAGACGGCGCAGATTTATATCGGCTTCTTAAACGAGCAAGGCGGGCTCATCACCGCGCCCCTGCGCATCTTCGAGGGCCAGATTGATTCCGCCGCCCTAGACGACTCGGGCGAGACCTCCACGGCGGTGGTGAATCTCGAAAAAGAACTCATCGACCGCCGCGACGAGGTGCGCCGCTTCACCCACGAAGACCAGCAGCTCGACCACCCGGGAGACCTCTATTTCGAGTATCAGACGTGGCTCTCCATGAACCCGATCAAGTTCGGCAAGTGGAAGAGTGGCCAAATGCCCCAACTCCAAAGCGGGCGCGGCTTCAAACTCACCGTCGCTTAAACACCGCCACCACTCTTTGTCATGGAACCTACTTTAAAAGAGGAAGCCGCGAGCGTAAATAAGCCAGACACCCCCGAAGGACGGGGCACTAGCGAGAGCCCCGCAAGAATGGCGGCGGACACTGTCCGCCCAATCGCCAAACGCTCGACCGTATCAAAAGCGCACGCGCACCCGCGTTGCGAAGACTGGCCCGCGCGGCTCGAATCCTTCCTCGAAACGCACGCCGAGAAACCCTTCGACTGGGCCTCGTGGAACTGCTGCCACTTCGCGCGCGACTGGGTGCAGGAGATTACGGGGGTAGACCTCGACCGTAGCTTCTTCGCTCAATGCACGGGGCTACTCACCGCGCAGCGTATTTTGCAGAAAAAGGGCGGCGTGGCCGGGCTCTTTGCGCGCGCATGCCACCGCCACGGCTTCTGCCAAGTCCACCGCTACTACGCTCAGCGCGGCGACCTCGTGCTCTTCAAAGACTCGGAGGGAATCACCGCTGTGGGCATCTGCTGCGGCGAGAGCTTCGCCGCCGTGGGCCCATCGGGCATAGAATACCGCGCCATGAGCGAGGCCACACACGCTTTCAAAATCGGTTAAAGCCCGAGCTCTGCATGAGACCCCAAACGCACCAAGTTCAAGCTATCCGCATCGGGCTTCTGATAGATTAAAACGAGGTCGGGTTTAATGTGACAGTCTCTAAAATCTCGCCACTGGCCGATGAGTGGATGGTCTCGCAGTCGCGGATCGAGCGGGAGGTCAGCAGCTAGCTGTTCTAAAACAGGCAATAGAGCAGCCTCCAAGGTTTCCCGATGTGGCCCCTTGCGCTCCCGCTTTAAGTCGCGCTTAAATTGCGCGGTTTGCTTAATCGTCCTCACGAAGTGTCGTGCGTAATTCGTCTAGCGTCACCTTTTCGAGCTTCCCCGCGCGGGCCTCTCGGATTGCCGCGATGGTCGCTTCATTGGGAACAGGTAGCGCAAAAGGCATCGCCTTTTCCTGTGCCACACGGGTTAACCCTATCCGCACAAAATCCGAGACGGTCAGCCCGATAGCGGCCAACACCGCCGAAGCTTGGGCCTTGGTCGCCCCGTCGATACGCGCCTGCACCAGTTGATTTGCTGCCATGTTTAATTCCCCTTTCTGCTAGGTGCATTATATTGTCATTCACCTAGTGAGCGTTGTCAAGGGCATGCTGCCTGTTGCTGCCTATTTCTGCGGCGGTGTCGCGTGCCCGCGCGGCGCGTGCTCTCTGGTGTGAACCGCTTCTCCGTCCGCCCTGCACAGTTTTTAAAAGGCCCCGTCGCCGCCGTGTGGGCGGGCTATGTCGCCCTCGTGGGCTCGACTGCTGTCGCAGTGATGAATGTCGCGATGATTGTCCTCTCGACTGCCTTCTCGCTAATCCAAGCGAACAAGCAGAAAAAGAAGATGCGGGCCATGCTCGCCGGTCTCGATGAGGGCCGCACCGAGATGATTAAAAACCCGCTGGCACCGCGCCGCCTCATCTATGGCGAGTGCTTGGTCTCCGGCGTTATCACCTTCTTCTACCAGAAGCCAGGCGACACGGGCTTTCACTACATGGCCCTCACGCTGGCCACGCACCCGTTGCAGGAGATTGGGCAAATCCGCTTCGATAATAAACCGGTCACGGCTTGGAATGGCACCAACGTCGCAAACGGCGATTTTAGGGGCATGATCGACGTCACCAAACGCCTCGGCTCACTCTCAGGCGAACGGCACGGCCCGTGGGAAGACCAGATCGGCACAAACATCTGGGGCCCGCAGCACCTAGGCAAATCAATCGCACGGCTGCACATCCGCTACAAGTGGGACTCCGATAAATTCCCCCAAGGCCTCCCCAACGTGACAGCAATGGTGAAGGGGGCAAAAGTCTACGACCCGCGCGATACCTCGCAGTCGCCGACAAATCCGGCGACGTGGAAATACAGTAACAACTCGGCTCTGTGCGCCGCGCACTTCCTGCACATGCGAAAAAATGTGCCCTACTCGCGCATCGTAAAAGGAGCCCTCATCACAGCGGCAAACGTGTGCGATGAGCCGGTGGCGAAGGCGGGCGGCGGCACCGAGAAACGCTACACCACCAACGGCGTTTATATCTACGACCAAAACCCGATGGACGCACTCGAAGAGCTAGAGGCGGCAATGGCGGGCAGTATCGTGGATGCCGGTGGCGTGTGGACAATCAAAGCAGGTGCGTGGACGGCCCCCGTCGTAAATCTCACCGATGCGGACATGGTCTCGGAGTTTCGCTGCACGCCGCGCTTCACAAGGGCCGAGACTTACAATGGCGTGCGCGGCACCTACTTCTCCCCCGAAAACGACTGGGCCGCCGCAGACTTCCCTGCCGTAAAGAACGACACTTACAAGGCTTGGGACGGCGGCCAGCGGCTCTGGAAAGACGTCGCCTATTCCTACATCACTAGCCCCAGCCAAGCCCAGCGCGTCGCCAAAATCGACCTAGAGAAAAACCGCCAGCAAATCACAATCGAGGCCGACTTTAAGCTCAAGGCCCTGCGTGCGCAGCCGGGGGATAATATCACCCTCACGCGGCCCAATCTCGGCTGGGTCAATAAGCCCTTCGAAGTGCAGAAGTGGGACTTTAAAGTCGTGCCCGCACAGGGCGAGGGTGGGGGCGGCGCATCGCTGGCGGTCGGCCTAGTCGCTCAGGAAACGGCGGCAGGCGTCTACGCGTGGAATAACGGCGAGGAGACTACGCTAGACCTCGCGCCAAACATCGGGCTCGTGTCGGTGCACAACGTCGCTGGCCCCGTAAACTTCCAGCTCGCGCAGCCCACCGATTCAGAAGTAACCGCGCTGCCCCGCATCAAGGCGACGTGGGATAAATCGAATGACCCGCTCGTAGTCTCCGGCGGCAAGACCGAGCTGCAATTCCGCAAAGACCAAGAGCCGGTCTGGACGCACTGGAGCCGCATCGACGGTTCACACACCCACGACTTCGTAAACGACTTGAGCCCCAACGAGAAGGTGTGGATCCGCGCCCGCCACGTAAACAGTGCGGGAGTGAAGAGCGACTGGGCTACGGCCTCCATTACCCCGCAGGCGACCAACCCCACGCTCGACCTCAGCCACTGGGCCATTGGCCGCATGAGTAACGGAGCCTTCCACTCCGAGCACCTCGTCATGAAAGCCAAAGCTGCAGGCAAGCCCTACCCGGGCCGCTTCCTCGTACGCCTCCAAGTTAGCCCCACCGAGTTCCACCACCACTTTTACTCGCCGCACGACCAAACCCAGCACCACTTCCAACTCCAACAAGGCTGGGGCCCCGTGATGAATATCGAGGTTACGCTGTATAAATCGGGCGATCCGGCTGCGACCACACCCGAAATCGAGAAAAAGCTAATCCCCGTCATCAAAAACGGCCAAGACGGCATGCCCGGGCCCCCGGGGGGCGGCGGCCTCACCACCCTAACCACCGACTCAAACATCCCGGGAGTGAATATCGGTGGCTCGGGCGTTTACCCGATGGGCAGCGTCGTATCACTCAACGCACCACCGCATGTCTACTGGGGCAGCCAGACGCGTATGTTTAACCACTGGCAAGTCGGGCCCGGTGGGGCACTTAACTGGCTAAGCTTTGTCGGCGGGCCCATGACTCAAGTCACGATGCACGGCGATTGCACCGTGCGAGCTATGTATAACACCTAGCCGCCCTGCGCCATGCTCATACTCGTAAACAAAAGCACCGGCGCAGTGCGCCCCGCACCTGCCGCAGACACGATTGGCCCACAAGCTGCCGATGAAGATGAAATCTTAATCGACAGCACCCACCAGATCTACAAGCCCGAGACGGGGGAAGTGGTCGAGGTGCCCCCGTGGACGCCCCAAGTGCCTGCCGACTTCCCCTCGCGCCTCGAAGCCCTCGAATCGCGCATCGCCACGCTCGAAGCCCAGCTCGCCCATCAGGCCGATAGCTTGCTGGGCGTTGCGGTGACAATCGAGTATCTCGTCCACCTCACCGGCAAGACCTTGTCCGAGGTAATCGAAGAGGCCCGCGAGCGCATCAAAACAATCGAAGCGGCGAGGGCTGCGCAGGCCGAAGAGCCCTACACAGACGAGGAGCAGGAGCAAAAATCAGGCGGCGACTAGGGCCTTCTTGGCTTTCGTCGAGCCTTTGGGGCGGCCTCCGACTTTGCCCATTGCGCGGGCTTTGAGCAAGTTGCGCCGCGACGACGCAGCTTTGACCGCGCTTTTGACGTAGCCGCCTTTGCGGCCAAGGGTAGCGGCAGCGCGGGCCGCTGCGCTTTTCTCAAGTTCGGTAACGGGCTGCGCATCGGGATAACGATCCGGCGGGCGGTAGTCAGGGTGTGGCATTTGCCAGCCTTCCTCCTCAAACCACTTTATCGTATCGGCCAACTCCGCGCGGCACTCTGAGAGCGCGGCTTCGGGAGTGCGACCACCGTAAATTAGCCCGGGCATCGCGGCCACTTGCGCGGTGTAGCACGCCGTTTCGGGATGCTCTGGGTAGCACTCATAGCGGACGTGGATTTCGTAGCTATCAACGGTGTAGGGAGATTTTGTTTTCATTAGAGAATACCGGCTCGTTTGAGTTCTGTGCGCACTTGTTGTGATTGGTAAAATGCGATTAGGCCCTTGTGGTCTTCGGTGAGCCCAAGGCCCCGAGGGCTGTCTTTGATAATGAAGCGGACGTGGCTTCCGCCCTCACTGCGAATTTTGTAACCGTAGTGCAGCAGTAGGGCCTTAATCTCCTCGTAACGCTGACTCTTGTCGTTTCTTTTGTCTGCGAGTTTGCTGAGGAGTTTGTCGCGCTTGCTCATTGCGAATGAGAAAACTCTAAGCGGTTAGAGAATGAAAGCCCTTTTCTCAAAAAACTTCGCGAAAAAATCCCCGCATCAGGTGAAGGCGATTAGGATGTTTTCGCCGGTCAGCCCCTCGGCCTCGGCGTGTAGGCGGGCACCGATGGCGTTGGCAAGGGCGGCCAGTCCGTCGATGCGGCCTGTGCTCTGGCTCTTGTCGATTAACCGCCCGCCGTTGGCCCCGATGATTTTCAATTTCGCGTTGAGCGCGTGCTCGGTGGCGATGGGGTTGCCGCCGTGGTCGAGGCGGCCACTGACGACGAGCCGTTCCAGTTCGTTCAAGGGCTCGGTCATTGCCGCGTAGCTTTGCGGCTGCAAAAACACGGGCAGCCCGTGGTCGTCTTTTAACCGTTGGCCTAAGCCTTGGAATCGCCACGGGTCAGAGGCCAAGCACACGACGTCCAACTCGTATTTCTCGATTATGCCAAGGATGTCGGCCTCGATTTGGCCGATCTCCACGACCTCTCCGGCGGTGAGTGTCAGGTAGCCTTCACGCGCCCAAATGTCGTAAGGCACATTGTCTCGGCGGCTGCGCTTGGCGAGGTCGTTATCGGGTAGCCAAAATGCCCATGCCGCGCAGATGGTGTCTTGCGTAGCCCTTTGGGACGACTCGCCAACTTGGCGGCGGACACTGTCCGCCGCAATCGCGCAAAAGGCACTCGTGTCAGTCGTCGCCGAGAGGTCGAGCCCGCAGTAAACTTGTTTTCCGCGTAGCCTCTCCCACAGCCCTTCGGCTGTGTTATCTGGCGAGGGGCTCGATGGCCCCTCGTCGCCCAGCGCGGGCGCACCCGCGCAGCGGGCCCATTTTTCGGGGTCTAGCCAGCGTGCCGCGCCCGTCGCCTGCCACTGGTTGAGGTGTTTGATTAAAAACTCGCGGCGCGCGCCTTGGCTGTGCTTCGCGCTCTCGGCCAAGCGGCGCATGGTCTCGATGTCTTTTATTGTGCCAAGCGAGGGGTTGGCCTTCGCCCAGACTTTCTCGTCCTGCCACTTGTCGTCTTTATCAATCGTCCACACGCAGCCGAAATAGTGGCCGCAGTCTTTTGTCTTCGTGAAGTCGTAGCGGCCTTGCTCGATGCTTTCGAGGACTTTGAGGACGCGGGCTTCTTGCTCGGTGCAGATAGTCTGCGTGTCCTCGCCTGCGGTAGTGATTTGCAGGACGAGCGGCGAGAAGGCCGCGCCAAAGGCCGAGGTGATGACGTCCCACAGCTCGCGCTTTTTCCACGCGTGCAATTCGTCCATAATCGCGAGGTCGGGCCGTAGCCCGTCGAGCGTCGTAGAGTCACTGCCCAGCGGTCGCCACTCGCTCTGGCTCTTGACGTGCTGGAGGTGCTTGAAGCGGGCGCGGAAGCGGCCTTCGCGCATCAGTGTCGAGGTGCGAAGCAGCGTCACCGCATCTTTCCACACGATCTTTGCTTGGTCTTCCTTCGTCGCTACCGAGAATATCTGCACTTGGCCGCCCTTGGGCGGGTGCGACATGTGGAAAAGCCCTATAGGGGCCACGAGCCCCGTCTTCCCATTTTTACGCGGCACGGCGATATAGGCGTAGTTGTAGCGGCGTTTGCGCGGGTCTTTTGCCAATCTCCAGCCGTAGAGTTGCGAAATGACGAACTTTTGCCACGGCAGCATCGTGAGCGGCTTGCCGACCTGCTCCCCTTGGTAGACGGTGAATTGGCGCGAGTGATCAATCACACGCTGCGCTTTGCGCGCGTTGTAGACGAATAGGCTTTTGTCGCCGAGCTGGGCTGCGTGGGCGAGGTCTTGGGCATGGCGGCGGACAGCCAGATGCACCCAGCGGCAGTGCGCTTGTGGCTCAGCGAGGAGCATCGACGCGAACTCAATCGAAGGATCATCGGGCGCGAGCGCGGCGAACTCCTCTTTGCGCAGATACCACGGGCTCGCAGAGCCTTTTGTTTTGCGGGCCGCTCGCTGGCGGCCCGTCCTTGGCTGGGTAGCGGGCTTCTTTATCCGCGCTTTCTGCGGCGGGGGCTTTTTTGCATTGGCGACCATTTCGAGGAGGTGCTCGCAATGGTTTACGCAGCGAGCAGTGATGCCGCCTTCTTCTTTGGTCGCCCGCCGAGGTGACCGTATCGGGCCCCCTTTGCCCCGCCGAGTAGGCCGTTTCTGCGAGAGGCTGCCGCTTTCGCGGGGCTTTTTACCGAGCCACCAATCCGCCCTAGGGAAGCGGCGGCGGCACTTTTATGTATTGAGGGCAGGCGAGCAGGCCGAGAGCCTGGTGGAGGCATAATATCCCCATCCTCATTATACCACTCTATGGTATCTGCCAGAGCCGTGCGGGCTTCCTCAAGGGCTGCTGTCGCCGAAGGGCCGCCAAGGATTATGCCGGGCATCTCCACGACTTGGGCGGTGAATTCCCCCGCTTCGTGATTATAGCACACGCGGATCTCGTAGTCGTCCACGCTATACGGGTTTGGTTTTGTTTTCATTTGAGAAATCCTTGGAATCGCAATTCGTCGCGCACTTGCTCGACTTGATAGGTTGAGACAATCTCCTGTTTGACTAAGACAATGGTGTGGAGCATCGGACGGCCACGGAGGCGAAACTTGACGTGGCTGCTTCCACGGTGGCGCACCGAGTAACCGAGGTGGATAAGCAGGGCGGCTAACTCCTTATAGCGGTGGTCGTGGTCGTATTTCGAGTCGGCCAGTCGTTCGAGGAGTTTGTCGCGCTTGCTCATGTCTCTTTACAAAACCCCCTAAGCGTATAGGGGAGCAAGCAGTTTCTTTTAAAAAACCGACCATTTTACTGACGTCAGAAAAAGGGTTAGCGGGCCGTAAGGGGGAGCCCTCGCGACTTGTTCGGCGGGCGGCGGGGGAACGGGCACCAGTCAGGATGCGAGAGTAGCCATGCGGCGGCGTCGATAGGTCGTGCTTGAGTGCGCTGCTGCACGGGGAATTTATCGCGCTTCATCTCGCGCACAAGCAGCCGACATGCTCGCTCGCCCAACTCCCGAACCCCGTAGCCGGTTAACGCTTGGGATAGCTCCTTGGGATACAAAAACCGCTGCGCACGCGACAGCGCAGCGACGGGATGCAGCTCCGCTGGAACTTCGACCGCAATAGTGGTCGCAGCCCTTTGGGACGAGGCTCCAGCGAGAGCCTCGCCAGAATGGAAGAGGCCACTGGCCTCACGCATCGGCTTCGTCGTCATCCCAGTCTTCTGACTCGTCGCTGCGTTTCTTCTTTCGTGCGCCGCCGCTTTGCAACTCCACATTGGGCGTGGTGCTGGCGGCAGGACGCGTGAGCCCGAGGGCTTGGGCGGTCTTGAGCATCCGCTTCTGTGCCATGTCGAGTGCCTTTACAGCGGGGTTAAGCACGACGCCTCGGTCGCCTTCGAGGTTTATGCCCTCTTTAGCGATTTGCTCGGTGAGTTTGACGACTTGCTCGTAGTCGGCGGCGTAGAGCATCAGCGGCATGTAATCGACGCCGGTAAAGCTCTCGGCCATGACTTCGGCAAGCCGCAGGTATTCCTCTTGCGCGATTTTACCCAAAAACGGTGGGGGGGGCGGGATGCCATTTCCTACCGTGATGCGCTTGTAGCCTTTCCCCGCGCGCGCCGAGTCGGTGCCTTTTTCTGGGCCTCTTGCTCCCATTATTTCTGCGCTCCTTTCTCTTCTGTGTGGCCTATCCAGCGGCCACTTGAGTCGTAGTTTATCCGGCGATTTCCCCGCTTCTCCGAGTAGCCGATGAAGCGGCCACTCGCATCGTAGTGATACTGGCGATTGCGCACGGTGTTCGTCGTGCCGGTAAACCGGCCCGTTTCGTCGTAATGGGCTTGCCGTGGCACGCGTGGCGATTGTGAGGGCGGGCGCACCGGCCCGCTGTGCGTCTGGCAGCCGGTGGCAGCCAAGGTGAGCGCGAGGAGAAAGAGGGGGCGGACTAGGCTCGGTTTCATCGGTGTAGTGGTTTCTTCGTTACACGTTTTACCGCCGGTTTTCGAGTCAGTCCCGCAGCGCGGTCGCTAAATGTTTTCTGCTGGTGGCAACTGCGGCATAGGCTCTGGAAATTGTCGGTGTCGTAGAAGCGCGGGTCAAAGGCTGACTGCACCGGCTGGATGTGGTCGACGAGGGTGGCGGGCGTGTAGTTACCGTGTTTCTCGCACTCTACACAAAGCGGGTTTTGCGCAAGCCACAGAGCGCGGCTTTTGCGCCACCGGCGGTCGTAACCTCGCGCGCCACTGTTGCCCCGCTCACGGTCTTTTTCTCGAAGGGTCGCAGACCCTTTTATTTGGCGTGCGCCTCGTTGGGCGCACGTCAGGCGGCGGCGCGAGAGCGTGGGCAGCCGGTTAGCCATTTTTCTCAAACACGGGGCCGATTGAGACGACGACTGCTCCTTTCGGGTAGTCACTCGCGGGGCCGCATAGCGCATAGTGGCACACGAATAACGAGTCGTCGATTAACAGGTGTGCAGCGAGCGCGTCGCGGTAGGGTTTGAACGCGGCGATGAGGTTATCGTCGTCGCGGCGGCGGCGGTTCGGCGCGTAAAAGGTTATAGTGAGGTGAACGCGGGTTTTGAGTGTCAGCGGGCGCACGAGGTCTCGCCGCAGGCCCGACTCTATGCACAACTTCGATGTGATGCGCCGCGCGCGACACGTGGCCGTAGCTTTCGTGCGCCAGTGCACGCGCGCATTGGGCGAGAGTCGCTTGTCCGGCCAAGGCAGGCACACAGTGTGGGCTTCCATTCTTGGCGAGTCGCTCGCTGGCGACTCGTCCTTCGGTGACGTAGGGAGCTTAGTCATGGGTAGAAGGGTAAAAGGGTTGCACAATAAGGCACAGGCAGGCAGCGTGCGGCACTGATGCCCCAAGCCGCGACACTGCCCACACACTCACACACGCCGCGTCGCACCCGCGATACGCGTGAGCCGGTGCGCACTGCGCACTTACATAGCGCGGCGGGCCGGGCCTCCATTGAAGAGCGCACCGCTATTTTAGAGACGCGCTGGGAGGAAACGGTGCCCACGCTGGCCACGAGCAAGGACATAAGCGACTTACGCAGTGAGCTAATCAAGTGGGGCGTGGGCGCAGTGCTCGCCCTTGCCGCCGTATTTTTCGGCATGCTCGCGGCGAACACCGCGCGAATCGACCGGCTCGACTCAAAAATTGATTCGCGGATAGATGGGATTGATTCGCGGATAGATGGGGCCATCGCAGAGCTAAAGGCCGATAACCGCGAGACAAACTCGCGCATCGATAAGCTCGACGCGAAGCTAGATGCCCGCTTCGAGGCTATGATGGCGGAGATTCGCGCACTGCGCAGAGCCGAGTAGGCGTCACTCATAGCGCGAACTCCTCCTTCTGTGCCTCGGCCTCTTTGTCGGCTTTCGCGGCAATCGCCTTCCAGTCTTTGTCTAGATCGGGCTTGAGCGTGGTCTTCTCGTCTTTGCCGAGCCAGTTCCAGAATTTCTTCAGCTCTTCGCTGCCTTTCTGTGCACTCTCTAGGCCTTCTTTCCGTAAGTGCTCAATCGGCAGGCCAGTGGCCTGTGACATATTGGGCGCGGAGTCGTTGCCTCCGCGTCCTTCGGTATGCTGCGGCGGCAAGGGCTTCACTTTGTATGCGATCTTTTTTCCGCGCCCGAGCGTCAGCGGCCACTCCACCTCGCGCTCGATGTGCGAAAGGTGCGAAATGCGGATGCCCGCCACGCGTTGGCCACCGTAGCTTACCCCTGCATCGCGAAACAGGCGTATCCGGCGGCCCTTCCACTCGACGAGTTGCTGGCCCCAAATCCCGAGCAGGACGCGCCGCATGGACAGGCAGGGCACATACGGCAAGCGGCTGCCCTCGTAGTAAATCGCAAGCGGCTGCTCGGGTGTGGGGCCGGGCTTTAGGCCGGTTATCGTGATATCGAGGGGGCCGCCAAGAAGCGCGTCGGCGGTCAGTTGCTCGGCCTTGCCCACGGTCAGTGCGGCAATGTCGATTTTCTCTAGCTCCATGTCGTCTACGTTCATGAGTTTTGTTCGTTGGTTTGTTGTGGTTTGAGTTCTGGAATGGGGAGCCCCCGTTTCCTCAAAATATCTCGGGCCGTGGGATAGCCGCTCCTCGCTCGGGCCGCCTCGCGCCCCTGCTCCTCGGGGCTCTCGGCGATGGCGCGCAGCATGCCATTTAGCGCAAAGCGCAGGGCGAAATCTCCATTATCGGGAACTTCCCAAGGGTCGCCCTTCTCGCGCGGCTCGTAGTTCTCCAAATACCACCACGCTTGAGCCATCCGTAGCTCGCCGAGCCGCTTGCCCTTATTTTTTCCGAAGTGAATCACCGCGTCCATCCACGGCGCATAAGGAAAGGCGTTTTTAACCAAGCGCATGTCGGGGCGAAATGGCGGCGGCAGGGCGGCGGGCTTTCGCCAGCGGGCGCAGGTGTGCACGCTGGGCGTGCGCCTGCCAAAAATACGGCGGCTACTCATAGAAGTCCTCCTCATGCTCTTTAGCCTCGACTAGAGGGTAGCCGCGAAAGGCGGCGTGTAGCGTGTCGTTTGCGTGCGCAAGCTCTATTGTTGCCTTTGCAAGAGTATCTCGGCGGCGACCTTCCTCATCAAAGCCCTCGGGTAGATTAGAGTCTCGGATAAAGCCGATGGCTTCCTTTGCCTCTGCTATCGCTGCGAACGCTCGCTTGAATTGACTGTCTATTTTATTGATACTAAGAGGAGGAATCATCGCGGGTGCTTGTTAGAAATTAATAACTTTATGTGAATCGCGTATGCGGCGGGTTAACCAAGGGTCTGAATAAACAGGGTGCTCGCTAGGCTTAGTATTCAGAAAGGTTAACGGATTCTCGCATGTAGTGATACACGGGCGCATTGAGGTATATATATAGTCGTAAAACTCGGCTACTATCTGCTCGCTCTCTTTATCTCTAAAATCGAAGACCTCTAGGCTATCCATGAATATAAAATCGTAGCGGTCTAAATGTCTTTTGAAACTATAAGAAATCCCAAAGGACTTTACTTTGCTTATGAGGTCTGAAGGTCTGGTTGCGTAAACACGATATGCCGCCGTCGCCGCAAGCTTAGAAATTACTGCCCAAGCACAGAGCGTTTTTCCTGTTCCGGTAGCTCCTATGCACAGAGGGCCGGGGAAATCACCATCCCATTGCATAAGTGCTTCAAAGGCGGTTTTATTAGGCAGTTTCTCCATGTCTATCTTTGTATTAAACGCCTTTGGGCATAATACGGTAAAGTGTTCTACTGCTTCTTTTACTGCCGTTTCTCGGGCCGCGTTGTTTTTCATATCTACTTTTGTTATTTGTTTAGCATTTGTGTATTTCCCGCAGGGTCTCTTTGCGGTAAGCGGTGTCCATGTCCTCCCATCTTCTATCGTCGAGCACGCCTTCAGTTAGCCCCATCACACGGGTCATAACCCTTCGCCAGTTAGGCGGTGGAGCACGATACGGGTCGAGCGGGTCGGCCTTCGGTTCTGTCGTTGCTGCGCCGAGGGTGTGCCAGTTTTTGGCCAAAGCGTGCGGCGTTAGCGGCCAGTCACGGTGAGCCCGAGTATACGCTTTTGCCGCTCGGTCAATGAGTTGCGGCGTTAATTCGGGGCACACCGTCTTGATTTCGGCGAGGGCGACACCGGCGGCTTTGAGCGCGGTTTGTGTCGCCGCGAGCGGCTCGCCGCCGGTTGCGGAAACGAGTGCATCGACCAGTTCGTTGCGAGGTCGCGGTTTTGGCTCGGGTTTTGGAGGCGGCGCAGGCGGCTCGGCATTCAAGGGGGCGACGGCGGACGGGGGCGGTTTATCCGGCTCGGGTTCGGGCGGAGCCAAAGGCGATTCCGAGAGAGCTTGCGCCGCTGGCGACTCGGGCTTGGCCGAGGCGGCGGCGGCTAAAGAATTCCCTCTCCCTCTCTCTCTCGCTTTCTCTCTCTCTGTGCCCGACACCCTTTTTTGAGTTTCATTTTGGGGTGTCGGACACCCTCTTTCGTCATCCGTTTTGGGGTGTCGGACACCCTCTTTTGCGGGCAGCGGCGGGGTGTTAGACACCCTTGCGGCTAGCTCGGTGAGTCGCGCCCGCTGCTCGTCGCTGAGGTGCTCGACACCATCTAGGAGTAGTTGCGCGGCAGTGTATTTGGCCTGTCCGTCGGGCAGTTGCTCAAGCTCGGCAATGCGGCTTGCCGCCATTGAGGTATTGCTAATGGGGTTGGTTTCGAGGAACTGGGGCAAGAGCACGAAGCGGCCAATCCGGCGGGCAAGTCCAAGTGCTGAGAGTTCGCCGAAAGAAGCGAGGGCTTCTTCAGGGCACATGCCGAGGGCGTCATTGATGTAGACCTCGGGGCAGTGGTAGCAGCCGATCCAGTTGCTGTGCGGGTTGCTCAGTAGGTAGAGGTAAAGGTAGCGGGCGGCGTGGGAGAGGTCATCGCGCATCCACAAGTCGGGAGTGATTTTTGAGTAGTCGCGCATGGCTTACTCGCCTCCTTTCGCCACTGCCTCGCTTAAGTAACGGTCGAGGATGTCACCTAGGGAGTCAGCCTCGTAGGCCAGTTTAGCAGAGCAGGCTTCTACTTCTTCGAGAATCGCATCCGAGAGGTCGTCGCGGTGATGAGAGTAGCGGTCTAAAAGCGCACAGCTTCTATCCAAGTCGCGCTTCAACTTGAGTAAATCTTCGACAAATTTCGGGTTCATCTTTGTTGTGTTGAGGGTGGGAAATCGGGGGGCTTACTCGGGATCTGTCACGCTCCCCACACGCGGCGGGCGGGTGCGTTTAACTCCGCCTCTATCGTCGCCTTGTCCCACAAGAAGCGGCGGGCATTGATCCGTCTCGGGGCGACGCCGAGCTTCCGCATCGCGGCGATGAAGTTCTTCTTGTCGCGATACCCGTAGCGCGCGGCGGCCTTCTCCGTCGTCAGCATAGGCTCGTTATTGTGCCCATAGGGGATCGGCTCTTTGTCGTTGAGCCAGTCGGCCTTGCGGCGACGGTCGGCGATCTCAGAAAAGAGCCGGTCGAGCTTCGCCTCAATGCGCTCCACGTCATCGCGCGTCGCTAAACGAAATTTGCCCTCACTCATATGCACTCCCCCTTTCTGCACTTGATGAAGACCACCCAGTGCGTGCCCGCGCCCTTCGGATTCTGATTGCCGAAAAGCGGACTCTGGTCTGCCAGCCGGATGATCTGCGCCAGTGGCACCTGCACCTCGCACCATTTAAAAATCAACGTCCCACGATGCCGCAGCACGCGGAAGCACTCATCGAAGCCCCTTGCTAGATCGAGTTGCCAGTCCTCGCTGAGCCGCCCGTATTTGGCCGCAAGCCAAGACCGCCGCCCTGCACGCACGAGGTGCGGCGGGTCAAACACCACGAGGTCGAAGCTCTCGTCCTCGAAAGGCATGGCGCGGAAGTCCACCTCCCGCTCCGGCTCAATGTGAATCATACGCGTGCCATCGGCCTTACCCCGCGTGCGGTCGCGCACCGTCAGCGACTCCTTGCGGATGTCCGTGAACAGCACGCGCGGATCGCGCTTGTCGAAATAGAACGCCCGCCCACCGCAACACGGGTCGAGCACTGGTGGGGGAAGTGGTGAACTCACGCCGCACCTCCCTTCTGCGCATCGGGCTTAGCCGCCTCGTGCGCCCCCCAAACCCTTGCGCACTCCCGCTCCCACGCCGCCTCTTGGGCACGGGCGAGCCGGTCGAGCTGCTCCTGCTTTAAGGCGCAGTCGCGCGAAAGCGCATGCAAGCGACACTCGTAGTGCGCGACTTGCCGCGTGTGCACCCTTTGCGCCCACCACGCCACGCACACAAACGGCGCAGCCAGCGCGAGCCCAAAAATAAGCGACACGAGTAACGGCGTCATTTTTCAGCCTCCTTTAGCTTCAGCGATACCGTGAACGTGTCGCCCTTATGAGTGAGCGAGCCTATCATAAGCTGAGTTTTCAGCCGCTCGCCGTGCAGCACTTTGGCCGCCTCTTGGGTTATATCGGCGAGTCCCCGCAACGAGGTGCACAGACTTTCCACGTCCATCCACCCGGCTTTGAAGGCCGCCCCGCTGTAGCTTACCTCGAACTCGGGGCCATCGGGGGCGGGCTTCTTTGATTTAAAGATGTCAGCGAGGCTCATTTGGCCACCTCCTTCGCACGCGCACTGCGCTTTTGGCCCGCAGGCTCCGGCCCAAATATGTCCGGACGTAAGGCGTGGCGACTGACCACGCCGCCGCTCGCAGCCTCAAGCCGAAGGGCAAGCTTCGGGCCAAATGAGAGCTGCGCAGAAATGCATTTTTTGAGATAGCCCAAAGTCGTTCCCGCTCGGCGAGCGAAGTCGATTTTCCCCTCCGGCGGTAGGGTACGCATGTAGTCTCGAAGTGAGTTCATTACCGAATCACTATTTTAGTAATTTGGTAAAATCAATACCAAATTAGAAACATTTCGTAAAAAATTACCAAATCAGTAGGAATGCGGGATGAACTCTATTGCTGCCGAAATTGTGCGTGCCCGCCGCTGCCGATTAAACGATTGGATTAGAGATAATTACGAAGGTTCGCGACCCGCGTTTATTGACGCCACTGGCATTAACCAAGGAGAGCTATCAGGGCTCTTGCGTGAGAAATCGTTTGGCGAGAAACGGGCCCGAACAATTGAGCAACTGGCTAAGATGCCAGAGGGATATCTGGTTAACCCGCTCTCCGCATCTGAAATGGCCGCTATTGCGGTGGAGAATCGTGACGTGTTACTAGAGGTAAACACTGATGAGCGCGGTAGTTCCCGTATCACTACGCAGATCAGTAACGGAGAGGAGCAGGAGCTCTTGCGCTGCTACCGCCGCACCGCCCCCGAGCTACGCCCCGCCGCCTTGGCTGCGGTCAAAGCCCTCGCCACGCCCACGCGCAAAAAAGAGGCAAAGGGCTAGCCGCTCAGAGGTAGCTCGGCTTGGGGGTTACTGCGTTTGGCTTTATCCGGCTTGGTCTGCCTAGGCATTTGGCGATGATCGTGCACGCGGGTAACGCTGTAGCGAGTCTTTAGCTTATTATCAGCAAAAGATTGCTCCCGCCGCAAGTCTACCAAGAGCACATCTTGCTTAGCGAAAGGCTCACCGCTATCGACCCGCTCAAGGAAGGCCTCATCCTCAACCTTTGCGGTGATTGGGTTCTCCCCATCTAAGAATCGCCACTTATTGCCTTCCTTAAACGAAGGCGACTCGATTTCCAGCCATACCCCCTGCGAAACGGTATCAGAGTCAGAGACTGGGGCTCCTTTGTCAGGCACCACCTCTTTAAAAAAGGCATACTCTTCGCTGCGAACTATGGCTTCGGTTTTCCCATCCCGTCCTATGGAAAAGGAATCTATGCCCTCTCGCTCCAAGGGGATAAGCATTTTTTCGAGAGTCCTTCGCGACACAGAAGATTGATAGAGCTTAGCGGCGTTTGCAGCTACTTCAATAATCTGCTCTGTTGCGTTGTCTGTCGGTGTATACACAATAACTGCCTTCTTTTCGTCCTTGTATTCTATGCGGTTGGGTTTCTGTCCGCGAAGCTTTCGGTAGATAGCAATGAGCCCGCCACCTACGATACCACTGTTGATAACTAATGATAGCACCTCATTGATATCAGCTATTTTCTTCCCTACAAAGGCAAAAACAATCTGACCGGGCGGGATTGGAGGCACGGGGAGATAGGAAGCAACTAGATCAGCCCAAATTGAGCCCGCCTTAACACGCCCCTCCATCTCCAATTTCACAGGAGGGGCCTCTGGTGAAATCACTCTATTAGCTTCATTGAGCAAATCTGCCAATGCAGTAAGGGTTTGCGACAACTCCCGCACATCCATTCTGTGTGCGTCGAGTGCAGGGCCAGCGAAAGTGAAATGAAAACGCAAGGAATCACTCATGGAAGCGGGCGGGGGTGATGCAGGAACGATGCGGGAAGCGGCACATCCCTGACTGACTTTGGAGCATGAAGCAATAGGGTAATTTAAGTGCCGCACCAGCCCGCAAAAAAGGTGCTGCGTAGAACCGCTCCCTTTCGTCTTCGTTTCCTGATTTTAGTAGCGGGAAACGCTTTCGTTTCCCGCTTCGTTTCCGCCTACCGAGCACGCTCACGCCCCTGCGAAGCCACTAGCTCAAAGAGCCGGTCTAGCCGCGCATTAATCTCGCGATTCTCCGCCCGTTGCTCCGCAGAGAGCTTGTCCAGCTTCGCGTCCAAGCTATCGATCCTCGCGTTGACGCCCCGAATCTCCCCACGCAACTCCGTAGCGACGCTATCAATACGAATATTTAAGTAAGTGAACGCGGTGAGTGCCAGTGCGCCGACCGCAATGAGCGTCGCCAAGTTCACGTCAATTGAGACTCTGCGCGACTCCGCCCGTTGCGTTCTCTCTGCCACGGGCTCTGCACTCGGGTGCGTCTCAACGTGTTCTGGGGTAGTTACGGCTGCCATAATCGCCGCAAGCTATCGCCCGCACTCGCCCTCTCAAGGTTAATGTGAACCCGTAGCGCAGGCGTTCTCGCGCCCCTCCCGCGCCAACGAGCGCGCGGTTTTTGTATCCAAATTTCCACGACGAAAAAATGACGTGGGGGGAGGGTAAAACTTTGACTGCCAACGTGTTGACCGATCAGCCGTCAGTTTCGAGCAAACTCACGTCAGATTTTCATTTTGCGGAGCCCGCCCGATTCTCCCGTAACTCCCTAGCTCTGCGCTGCTTATTGCTGCCTTAATCGCGTGCGGATTTCCCCGTTGCACGGCGTGAAATCGCCGAATGCCCACGCGCGTTGAAAAAATTGGAAACTGCGAGCTCTACCTCGGCGACTGCGAAACCGTGAGCGCATCACTCCCGCGCTTCGACCTGCTCCTCACCGATCCGCCATACGGCATCGGCTGGAAAAACGAGCCGCACAAAAAACGGTCGTGTAAATTCCTCGGCGGCAAAGTAATCGCGTGCCGCGATTACGGAGACTTCGACTGGGACAAGCAGCCGATTCAACAAGACCTCATCGACCGGCTCATCGCGCAGTGCAAAAATGCCGTCATCTTCGGCGGCAACTATTACGCGCTCCCACCATCACGCTGCTGGCTCGTCTGGGACAAACAAAACGGCACGACAGGTTTTGCGGACTGCGAACTCGCGTGGACGAACCTCAAGGGCTCCGTCCGCATCAAGCAGCACCTCTGGAACGGCTTTCTGCGCAAAGGCAACGAGGCCCGATTTCATCCGACACAGAAACCGCTCGACGTCATCGCATGGGCCTTGAGCAAAGCCCCGAAAGCGAAGACCATCTTTGACCCATTCATGGGCAGCGGGACAACCGGCGTGGTCGCAGTGAAAGCAGGCAAGTACTTCGTCGGCATCGAACGCGACCAACGCTACTTTGACGTTGCCGTTAAACGAATCCGCGATGCGATAGCCGAAAATGAGACCGAAACGGAACTCCTCAAGGCGGGCTGATCTTCAGAGTTATTCACATAGTTTCGTGTAAAAATTGTCCTGCAAACGTCATAACTTTTGGGCTCTCCTCTGAAATCGAGTCCCGCCTCGAGCACGAGGGCAGTGCCCTCTGCCATTTCTGTTCCGCTCAGTCCAGAGAGTGTCGCTGCATCGGTCTTTGTTAACCTGTTAAAGCCAAGTCCGACCTTGAGGTCAGCCTTTGTGAAGTGGCTTGTTCGCGCAGGGTGGCGATGTCGCGGCCTGGGGGAGCACCGAAGTGGCGGGCGTATTCGCGGCTGAATTGCGAGGGGCTTTCGTAGCCGACTTCGAAGGCAGCGGTCGCGGCGTCGAGCTGTTCGTTGAGCATAAGCCGTCGCGCTTCGTTTAGCCGGAGGCGTTTTTGGTATTGGAGCGGGCTCATCGCGGCGAGTGCGCGGAAGTGCTGGTGAAAGCTGGGCGGGCTCATTTGCACGCGGGCGGCGAGTTGCTTGATGCTGAGTGGGGCGGCGTAGTTCTCGCTGAGCCAATCAATCGCCTTTGCGATTTTGTGAGCGTGGCTGTCGATTGCGGCGATTTTGCGGAGGCGCGCGGCTTGGTCGCCGGTGAGGAGCCGGTAATGGATTTCGCGTTGGATGAGGGGCGCGAGCGTGGGAATGGCCGCAGGTTCATCGAGGAGCGCGAGGAGGCGGGAAATCGCGTTGAGGAGCGCGGGGGTGACTTCGCCAATGCCCATGCTGCGGAGGGTCGAAGACCCTTTTACTTGGCGAGGAGTCGTAGACTCGTTTTTCGTTGTCGGCTCGTCTGCGGTAACGAAGGGCTGATCGGGTTCGGCGAGGCTTCCCTTAGCGACGAGTTCGGCGATTGTGTGCAGGTCGAGTTGGAAGTTGAGGCCGAGGCAGGGCGCGTCGGGGCTGGCGGCGAGGACTTCCGAACGGGCGGGCATGTCGAGCGAGGTGAGCAGGAAGCGCGAGGTGTCGTAGACGTAGGTGTCGGTGCCGACGACCATCTGCTTCACGCCTTGGACGACTAGCACGAGGCTGGGCTTAATGAAGCAGTAGCTGGGCTGGGTAATGGAGTTTCGGCGGAAGAGGCTGAGGCCGGGGATGGGAGTGGGGAACTCCTCCACACCGCGTGTGGCACGCTCGATTAGGGGAACAAGTGAGGCAAGTGCGACGGTGTCTGCATTGCGCGATGTGCTGGGGGCGGCTTTTCTGCGTTGGGCAATCAT